GTGTCCGACGGCACGCGAATCCTGACCACCTACACCACGGCCAGCAACGTGTCGAAAAACCGCTACCACATCACCGATGACCTGGAAGTAGCCGAGGGCGCCAACCCGCTCACGGACTACGTTCCCAGCCTTTAACCAAAACAGGAGCAGATCATGAGCTTTTGGAATCTTTCAGACGGCGCCAACGTGGACACGACCGGCGAGTTCGAGACCGGCGGTGGCAACATTGAGCCCATCCCCGCGAACACGGACGTGCTGGCCGTATGCGACGAGGCCAAATGGGACAAGATGGGCGATGACGAGTTCATCAGCCTGCGCTGGACGGTGCTAAAGCCTGCGGACTACAAGAACCGCAAGGTGTTCCAGAAGGTGCGCGTGATGGACGGCGATGCCAACAAGGCCGACAAGGCCAAGCGGATGCTGGCGGCCATTGACGCCAACGCCGGCGGCAAGCTGGTCGCGAGCGGTGAATCGCCGACCGACGAGAACCTGACCAAGTGCCTGACGAACAAGCCGATGGTGCTGCGGTTGCAGGTTTGGGAGCTGGAGACCGAGCAGGGCGAGAAGAAAACCGGCAACTGGGTGTCCCGCGTGGCGCCCAAGTCCGGCGGCCAGGCCGCGCCAGCGGCACCGGCACCGGCACCGGCCGAGCCGGCCGCGCCTGCGGCGGACGACGGGTTGGATGACGATATTCCGTTCTGATAACCACAACGGGCGCCCTTCGGGGCGCCCCATTTCTTAACAGGAGAACAGGAAATGGCAGAACAACGATCAGCAGAATGGTTTGCGCAGCGCATTGGCCGGGTTACCGGGTCAAACGTCGGGGCGATCCTTGGTATTGACCCCAACCGTGGGCCGGAGGACGTGATGCGCGCGATGGTGCGTGACGCCCACGGCGCCGAGCGGGAGTTCAAAGGCAACGTCGCGACCGAGTATGGGCAGTTCCACGAGGATGGTGCGCGGGCCGAGTTCCAAATGGAGACGGGACTATCGGTTGAAAAGGCGGAGTTCGTCACTAGCAGCGATTGGCTGGGCGCCAGCCCTGACGGGTACACCAGCGACGGCGGTTTGTTGGAGATCAAATGCCCGTATGGGCTGCGCAAGGCCGAGGCGCCGGTGCCGTTTAAAGACATGGCCGAGCAGCCGCACTACTACGCGCAAATGCAAGTGCAGATGCACGTCACCGGGCGGTCGCATTGCCACTTTTTCCAATGGGCGCCAGCGGGCACAAGTCACGACATTATCCACGCCGACCCCGCCTGGTTGGAAACGTACCTGCCGCTGCTGCACGCGTTTTGGGAGCGATACAAGGCGGAAGATCCAGAGCCGCACCTTGAGGCCAAACGCAAGCGCATCGACACGCTAGAGGCCGAGCGGCTGGTGAAGGAATATGACGAGCTGGCCGACGCTGCCGACCAGGCGAAGGAACGCATGGGCGAGATTAAGCAGCGGCTTATCCAGATGGCGGGCGATCAAAACGCCGACGTTTGCGGGCGGAAGTTGACCCGCGTGGAGAAGGCCGGGGCGGTGAGCTACGCGAAGGTGGTCAAGGATTATGCGCCGGACGTTGATCTTGAGCCCTACCGTGGCAAGGCCAGCGTGTCGTGGAGGTTTGGATGAACCTGCGCCCTTACCAACAGGAGGCGGTCAACGCGGCGCAGCAATGGTTGCGCCGCACAACTGACCCGTGCGTTATCCACGCGCCCACTGGGTCGGGCAAGTCGCACGTCATCGCGGCGCTGGCCGGCTGGCTGCATTCGGTGAGCAACGGCAAGCATGTCTTGTGCCTTGCGCCAAGCGCGGAGCTGGTACAGCAGAACCGCCAGAAGTACGTCGCGACCGGCCACCCGGCTTCGATCTTTTCCGCGTCGGCCGGCGGGCGGTCACTGCGCCACCCGGTTGTGTTTGGTACGCCCACCACGGTGCGCAACAAGATCGGGCGGTTTGGCGCCCACTATTGCGCGGTGATTGTGGACGAGGCTCACGGGTTGACGCCTACCATTCGTTCGATCATTGAAACTATGCGCGAGCAGAACCCCAACCTGCGCGTGGTGGGCCTGTCCGCGACCCCGTACCGGCTGGGCGAGGGTTATATCTACGCGATGGACGAGCACGGCAAGCCCACCGGGATGCGGGCCCGCGATCCGTATTTCACGGCGCGGGTCTACACGATTCAGGAGCGCGAGCTGATTGACGCCGGGTATCTGGCGCCGCCGGTTATCGGCGCGACGGACGGCGAGCACTACAACACCCTGCACATGCAGCCCAACCGGCAAGGGCGGTTTGGCAAAGCGGAGGTTGACCAGGCATACCACGGGCATGGGCGTAAGACCAGCCGGATCGTTGCCGACGTGGTGGCGCGTTCGGCCGACCGGCGGGGCGTGCTGCTGTTCGCGGCGACGCGCCAGCACGCTGACGAGGTGATGGCGTCCCTGCCGCCGGGGCTGTCCGCTTGCGTGACTGGCGAGACAAGCGCGGGCGAGCGCAAGCGCATCCTGTCCGAGTTTATGGCGCAGCGGATTAAGTACCTGGTCAACGTCGCCGTCCTGACCACCGGGTTTGACGCGCCGCATATTGACGTGGTGGCGCTACTGCGTGCGACGGAATCGGTGTCGCTGCTGCAACAGATGATCGGCCGCGGGCTTCGGATCGACGATGGCAAGCATGATTGCCTGGTGCTGGACTACGCCGAGAACGTCGAGCGGCACTGCCCGGACGGCGATCTGTTCGCGCCGGAGATAAAGGCGCACCAGTCGTCGGGCGAGGCAGAATCGGTAGCCGTGCAGTGTCCGCACTGCAAAGCGCCGCAGTCGTTCCGCGCGCGCCCGAACCCGGACAACTTTGACATTGACGACAACGGCTATTTTGTTGACCTGTCAGGCGAGCGCGTTGAGACCGAGGATGGTCCGATGCCCGCGCACTACGGGCGGCGGTGCTACGGGATGGTGCGCGAGGGCACGGGATACGTTCGGTGCGACTATCGGTGGACGGGGAAAGATTGCTTGCAGTGCGGTGAGCCCAATGACATTGCCGCGAAGCGTTGCACGTCTTGCAAGGCGGAGCTGGTTGACCCCAACGAAAAGCTGCGCGCCGAGTTCGCTGCGTACAAGCGCGACCCCCACAACGTCCAGACTGACGAGGTTCTGGACATGCAGCACCACATGACCCTGAGCCGGGCGGGCAACGAGGTAATACGCTGCACGTTCACCACGCCGTATCGGTCGTTCACCGTCTGGTACACGCCCACCAGCAAGGCGGAGAAAGCCCAGCGCGAGTATGCCAAATGGCGACGGGCCACGAACGGCGGCGAGCAACCGCCCGAGACCGTGACATACCACAAGAAGCGCGACTCGCGGTTCTATCGGGTGGTGGACTTTAACGACGAGGTGGATAGCGCATGAAGTTCCCCGACTGGCTTCCCGTATACGGCGACACCAACTACCGCGGCGACTGCCCGCCGGAGTCGGCCGAGCAGATCACGTTCTTCTCATGGCTGCGTCGCCAGTACCCGCAGACCCATGGCCTGATTGCCCTGCACCCGCGCAACGAGGGCAAGCGCCGGCACCAGCAGACCGCGCGCCACAAAGCGGAAGGCATGACGCCCGGCGCGGCGGACATTATCATTCCCGGCCGGCCTGCGTTCGTGTGCGAGTTGAAGCGGCGCGACCACACCAAGGGGGCATGGCAGCCGGCGCAGCTCGCTTACCTTGAGCAGTGCCAGAAGGCCAGCGCGTTCGTGTGCGTGGCGCTCGGATGGGAGGCGGCAGCGGAGGCCTTGGATGCTTGGCTCCAGTCCCAGCGCTGAGCTGCACGACATACTGGAAGGGCGGGCCCGGTTGGAGGACGCAGAACCGGCCGTCCAGTCCTGGGCGCGTCTACCCATTCACCAGGCAGCGGTGGAGATCATGCAGATTCGCAGCCGACAAGCCCGCCGCGCTGCGCTGGAGCGTATCCCCGAGACGATCCGCCCGCACGTCCGAGCGCGCGTGGAGGAATTGTGGCAGCGCAGGGGTTGACGGTTGAACCTAATGGGTTTAGCATTGATCCCGAAGTCAACGGAAACAGGAGTCAAAATCATGAAGGTGACCATCATTTACAGACTTCACGCCTAGACAGGAGCAACGTAATGACCAAAAAACAAGCGCAAATGATTCTCGACACGCAAGACTACCAGCCTTGGATGCAAGTCGAGGATGCAAAGCGCAAACTCGGATATGACATTGAGAAGGAAAAGCGGGACGCAGAACGCGAGCGCCAGCAGTATCGTTGGAAACACGGTTTGATCCCGCAGAATCACGTTTAACAGGAGCCAAACCAATGCGAAACATTACCCACGAAAACTACAGCGACCTGATCGCGGAAGCGCGCCAATTGCGCGACCACCTAATGGAATGGACGGAGCAGTTCCCCGACT